GATGATTGAGTTTTTAAGATCTCCGCCTGGGACATCGATATCTCTGAACTCGCCAGGATTAAGAGGCTCGTCATCGTTACGAATACGAACACCCCTCGCTTTAAAACCTGCTGGAAGATTTGATAAAGTACCTGCATCTATTAACTGCCTTAATATAGAAGTTGCTGCACGAGACAATCCTCCAATTGTGTGCAATAGTCCAAGACCATAAAACCCAAATCCTGGTAAAAACTTGAAGTGAGCAAAATAGTGCCTCTTTCTCTTTAATGGGTCTTGTTCTCTATAGTTTCTAGAAATCGAAAGCACTTTTCCAGAACCTTGATCAAGGGTAACAATATAAGGTAGCATAATGCCCGAAGAATTCCCCTCCATATCCTTGTCTTCAAAACCTTCAAGATCCAAGTCCATGTGGCATTCCAACAAGGTGTAAGTGTCATCAGAATGGTTCGGACGTAGTCCCAACAACTCATCAGCACGCTCTTGGATAGCTCCTTCGTCTTCGCTATCATTTGTTTCAGATAGTTCGACATCTCTGTATACTCCTGCTATTTGTAGTTTGCGAATATCATTATAGGTCATTCTAACTACATGTGTAACCCTTTCTGCTGTTCTTAAATCAGAAGCTGAATATGGAACAACCATATCTTCTGCTGGAACAAACTTAGAAACGGCTCTCTGTTTAGTTTCATCAAAATAAATCTTTTTAAAGGTAGAACCCGTTAACGGCAAATAAAATAACATTTGATCTGTGTCTGGGTCATACTCTTCCATGATTTCAGTAATCTGATAATTCATGAAATCTTCTACACGCTGTGCTTGTGCTTCAGTTTCTTGTGTTGGTGTGCCAAGAACTTGAGTTTTTACAGGCCCTCCACTTGGTAACATCTCTTTGTAACTCTGTGCTTGAAACTGTGTTACGGCTTCAGACAACAACGGGTGTGTTACACCACTTGATCCTAAGAAAGGCTCACTTCTATCTTCATAATTTATACCAAGAAGTCCTAATCCTTTGGATATAGTTTCTTCCCAATCTTCTCTAGACTCTAAGTCTTCACGAACTTTAGCTTGTATATCAGATGATAGTTCTCCAAGAATGTCATCGTCAAGAACCTCTGCGAGATTGGCATCATGTCTATATTCTTCGGTTTCAACTTCTATTGCCTCTTCGCCTGCTAGTTCTATACCCTCGGGTAATTGTTCCACATTATCTGGTAATTCAATTTGAAGACTGTCTTCTTCGGGCATCATTTGACCCCCTGCTCCCATCGATTCCTCTACCATTCCTGCTATTTGTCTAGGTTCTATTGCCATTACACTGCCTTTCTAAGATCCACTGTACCACCTTTTGCTTTAAAAACAAATTTACTTCTTGCTAATTTTTCTCCATCAGTGCCAGGCTCTATATTTAATATAAACTGAACTGGGTTTCTTAGTTTAGCTTTTGCCCCCGATTTACCAATCATATTAAACTCTACCCCTTCATCCACTTTAACTCTAGAATTACCTTTTTCATCTAGTAATGCGTCTTGAAATTGTTTCTTAACTAAATTTGGAGCAACCTCATAACTTGTAAGTCCTGCCTTTTTATGTTTTTCTAACGCTGCTAAATAGCGAGCACTTCCGTCATCAGGTGGTAATTGAGCTCTTCCTGACATGTTTTGTAAATCTGTTTTAGCAGGGAATACGATCCCTGCAATAGGTTCTTTATAAAGATTTCTCAAAGTTGGAAGCTGATTAATTGCTCCCTTAATAATTGCTCTCGATGCTTGTGCTTGTGATGAATGAGCCGAATCCCTCATATAAACTGCATTATTATCCAAGTGAGCCTCTAGTCTTTGAAAAGCATCTAATAATTCTTTTGGAGAATAATTAAATTCTTGAGCTCTATCTCCAATAACTTTTTTAAAAGCATCTATTCTTCTTTGTACTTCTTTTCGGTGATCTGAAATACTACCAAGTTTATCTGATTTTTTCTTTGCGATGGCTCCAAAGTTTTTTAAATCTTCTTGTAAAGCTTCACCAGTTTCTTCCATTCTTTTCTGACGATTAGGATCATTTTGTTCTCTTGCTTTTATAAAGCCTTTATCAAATAAAGGAGCATATATCGATCTAGTTAAATAGACTTCAGGCTCATTTATCATATATTTAGTGTACAGTTTTGCTTGTTCAGAATCAGACAAATTCTTAAAGTCAGATACATTACTGGATTCATTCTGTGGCATAAAACCTATTTTTTTAGACAGTTTAAGAAGTTCTTGTTCAGTAAATTTTTCAATATCCTTTATTGATTTAGGACCTAATCTTTCCATAATATCTGCTTGAAGTCCTCTCAAGTCTACCCTGCCTTTTTGTATATTTTCTGAAGGAGTTGCACTATCAAGATCCTCTGCTGAGTTTCTCTCCGTCTTATAATTAGCTATTATTAATTCATTTAAATCTGTAATAGGCATTGTGTTATCAGAATTTGTATTTTTTAAAATGTGTTCTTGAAAGATATATTTCTGTACTTTAGCTTCTATGACGTTACTAGCTTGTTTATTAATAACCTCGTTCATAATCATATTCATTGTTTTTCTAAAAGCCTCTGGCTTACTTGTACGTTCTTGCATAGCCTTAAAATAATCTTTGACATTACTAGCTCGAGTGTAAGCATTATTAGGATCGTCTGGTAACATTGTAATTTTATTCTCTTTCATTTTTAAAAATGGATTGATATCCATAAGATCTACTCTTCCTGGAAACATACTATGCATCAGAGCTATTGGATCTGCTTTAAAATATTGATTCTCAATACCTGCTTCGTGCAGAGTTGTCTTAGTCGGTTTTCTATAGTCTTCTAATTCAGTTTTTGCTTCAGTTACTAGTTGAGACTCGTGACCTGTTCTAGATGCAGCACTACTACCATCTCTTGGTCGTAAACGAGGGCCTGTTTGAACTTCTCCTATTGAAAAGTTATTACCAGAAAAGTATGGTTGTTTTTTCACACCAATATTTAATTTGTTTTCTTTAGCTAATTTAAACCATGTCGATTCTATTATAGGAGCAATTAAATTAGAATTTACTTCATCACTTTCCAAAAGCAGATAAAAATCTGAATTTAAATCTCTTCCTAAAATAGCCGTTTTATCTTGTATTAAATTATTGATAGCTCCAGTAAATTCAAATTGATTGTTTACCAAATCTTCTAGCATCATTTCTTTTAAATCAACATTAACTCTAGGAAGAATATTTAAAGATCTAGCTTCTTTTTTTTCGTCTTCTAAAAGTTCAATTTTTTCATTGATTTTCATTACTTTATCATATGCAATCTCTGTATCTTTTGCTAATTTATTTCTTTGATCTTTTAATTTTACAACCGAATCTTCAAAAGGCATACCAAGTTCTATCTTATCCATAGTGATAACTTTTTGTTTCTCAGAAGCGTCAAATATATTTCTAGATTTACCAGCACGATAATTGCCTGCTCTATTATCGTTACCATCTGCATCTAGATCCAGTTGTGCTTTGAATGAGTGTAAAGATGCTGGTCTTCTCTTGTCAGAAAGAGTAACTGGTTGTGTTTGTCCTTGTTCAATAGAATCTTTATAAAAATTATCATATCGTTCTTGTATTAATTGTTTAGGAATCTTGCCATACTTAACTTCACTGAACCTATTAGTCCATGTTTTTTCTAAAGTTTGATCTGGGCTGTTCGTTTGTTCTAAAGAATAAGTGGGAGTAGCAACATCTAAGTTTTCTTCTTTTATTCTTGACCCGTCATCTTGAACTTCTTCTACAACAGCATAAAGTTTATTATCTTCACCTCGAACAACCATTAATCTTATATAGGCAGCACCTTTTTTATGGTAGTCGTGCCCCGAACCAATGATTAAAGGATCCGTGTCGCCTTTAATCATAGTTCCGTCTACATCTCCGGGTGGTCTTATTGATTCTTTTATAGCATCTATAGTACCACTTTTTTCTAAAACACCAGATTTTAATGTTGCCTTACCTTCGTCATGAGAAATAACTGCAATAGAATCTACCTCGAAATCTGTAGGATCTGATACTTGATCTCCGTTTTCATCGACAAAGTTTTGCATTATTCTTTGTGTGGATTCTAGAGCTACTCCTCCCACCACATTTGAAAGATCAAGTGTGTTTCCTGCTGTTGGATTAGCTGCATTAACTAACAACCCCCCAGGATTTTGTCCCGCTAATTTACTTCTAACCTCTAGTTTAACTTGTGGTCTTGTCTGATCAAAAGCTTCAATAACATCATCATAGCTTAAATCCTTGTCTTTATTTCGAGCAAGAAATTCTTCAAGACCAGAGTTATAAGCTTCACCACCTCTGTTTTGAGTTATTGAATCTGATTGTCCAGTTGGGTCATTATTAAAAGCTAAAATGTCTTTTTGTTGTTTTACTGGAACCTTCTTAACTTGATACATTTTTCTGCCATCTGGTAATAAAGGAAGATTCTCAACATTACCTTTAGCTTCTTTCATTGCCTTACCAAATGTTTTACCATCAACACCCTCGGCAGGACTAAATTTGTCTGTATACGTTATATCCGTCTCAGTTTCAGGATTACTCATAAAGCCAACTAGCCCAGGTCTACCTTTTTCTGCGGCTCGTAGATCTCCTATAATATCTTTTCCAGTTTTCTGTACATAAGTATCCTTAGCTTTTTTTTGCTCTTCATCCTTCTTTAAATTAGTTAATATAATTCTAAGAGGAGATACTGTTGGATTATCTTTCGTAGACTCACCCGTCATGTTTTGATTAAAAAAGTTTTGCTTTGGATCTGATGCTTCATCTGTATTAGCGTTTAGATTCTTCTCAGTGCTTTCATTTATCTTTTGAATTCGTTCTGCTTCTAATTGCTCTGGTGTCTTCTTATTTGAACCTTGGTTCGATGGACCTTGATTCATTAGTATTTCAGATGTGGTCAACGGAACTTGTTGCAGTTGTGCTCGGTCTGGACTAAATTGTGCTCCTGCCATAGCCATCTGTGGAGTAAAACCCCCAGGTCCCGATTCACCAGAAAACATATCTTGTACTTTATTCACGGCTCCCGGTCCTTGGCGAAGTGCCTCAATACCCGTTGACATGCCACCACCCATAGTGCCACCTAAAGCAAAACCTTCTAAAAGTTTATCGGCAACTTCTAAACCAGTGTACTCTCCACCAGTTAATGTCGTAGCTCCAACAGAAACTCCTTCTTGTGTACTTTCAGTCACAGCTTCAAAAGCCGTGGCTCTACCAATTCGTTTTCCTATCTCTCTGGCTGCGTCTATCTTGCCTTCTGCACCCAAGGCACGAATTAACTGCTTGCCTGTCATGGTTAGTAGTTCATCTTTTGGAATCACTTTTCCAGCA